CCGAGGGGATACTGCATGGTAATCATGGTGGACAAATCAACGTGGCGACCGTTCATGAATACGTAGCGAGTAGACTCCTGTTGGATCCACGTGTTATCGAACAAACAATCGTCAAGAATGAGGAACGCACGAGGATCTACGTTGGATCCGGATCCACCATTCCCACGTTGCTGTTTGAGCGCCAACTGACGCCGAATGACGTTCATGATAATTTCAGGTTTGTATTTGTCATGAATGAGTTTGGAAGGGACCATATCCTGGAAAAAGCGATTGGCTACCTCCGTTCCCGAAATCACGGTTCCAATAGGGAACGCATCCTGATTGTGAAAGAGGATATCACGGACCAAGAAAGACTTTCCAGTATCCTTCTTACCGATGATCACGATCATAGGAGATTTGTGCGAGTCCATGGCACACCTCTCCTTGATCACGTTCATATTGAATTGCCGAATGTTAAAGTTCATTCTACCCTATACTCATTTCTCAGAAGATAATAAGATGGCGAAACACGCATACGCCTACAATATCCACAGCATCCATTTATCGATGGGGGATTCTATGCGAGTCACTGCCAATATTGCGATTTTTTCGGTTCTCTACGCACTTGCAGGGGGATTCCTATCCTTTGTGCTCTACTACCTATTTGATACGTATGATCCAGAATGGGAATCCAAGGGTCTGACCCATCAACTATTGGATGTTGGACTTGAAATAGCAGTCATAGGTCTTGTAGCCTTCTGGTTAGTGTATTTTATCAACGTAAGCACACCGATCATTCCTGTCCGCAAGGGCCTTGAAGATTTCGTGGACTCGTATACGAGCGGTCTGTTCTTCATGTTTGCCATCTTCATCTTCCTGGAAGGGTTCACTAGCAAACTGAAATACTTGTTCAATCATATGCTTGCCTCTCATTTCGACGTGATTTTCCCTGCTGATGGATCTATCATCGATGGATCTCTGCGGTATAGCAATGAGCAAAAAGCAGGGAAGTATACATAACGGGAAACCGAATGCCTAAGCCAACGCCCGACTTGCGAACATCCAATGTCCATCTGGATGTTCAGAAGTGTTCCAACCTCCAGGGTCTTCAGGAACAGGCCCAGAAATTCTGGGGTCTTCGCCGCATCCAGCCTTACTTCCCTTCCATCCAGAAACTGTTCAAGCTGGAAAATGTCCGGATGCCTTACCATTATGGCCTAAAACTACGCCTGCCGATCCAGACAATCAGTAGCGACTCTGCAGTCTACGTCTCTGGTCGTGAAGTCCCGATTCATCTGAAGAAGACGATGTTGTATTCTCCTTACCATGTCATGCACGGAGAGTATGCTGGAACGGGTCTTCCCAATACGGACGATGTATCTGCCGAACCCCTGCGGATCCAGAACCCCTACAACGCAGCATACGTAGGTTCTCTCGCATCTCTTGTTTTGTCGGAATCGGAATGCCAGCACTTCCCACGTGTCTACGGCGTATTCTCTGGAATCGCCGAGAGACATGTCTTGGATATATCGGACGATTACGAGGATCTTTGTGATCGCCCGTGGTTCTCGCAGAATATTGGGCACTTCTTTGACTTGCGTCTGCGCAAACCCGAAGTCCCGGTTCTTGAACTTGCTGAGTCGTCTGAGGACATTGATTTGGGAGCAGTAGATCTAGAACCTATAAATATCCCTACCCCACCAGTTCTCCCCCCTGCGTTTGACGGGGATGCCGAAGAGACGCCAGAAGAAATGGGTGAGTCTGATAGCTGTTCCACAGACTACATTTTCGGCGTCCGTTCGTGCGGAAGCGATAGCGAGGATGAAGACGACGATGACGAAAGCGAAGAGACTGGGTCTGGGTTCTCCCAGGAAGAGCATGACGAGGCGTTTGCCCACGCCGTATTCAAGGATGCTCCTATTCAGATCACGGTCATGGAGAAGTGCGAGGGGACGCTGTATACACTCTTCAAGGAAAACCATGATGTTTCCAAGCGGTGTGCGTGGATTGCCCAGGTTATCTTTGCACTGGCGTTTGCCCAGCGGACATTTGCGTTTGTCCATAATGATCTTCATGTGATGAATGTCATGCACGTTCCCACCCCCCTGGAGTTTTTCTACTACAATGTGGGTGGAAAGAGTTACCGAGTTCCCACGTATGGTAAACTCATTAAGATCATTGATTTCGACCGTGCTTCGTTTTCCGTGAAAGTCCCAAAGATGAAAGACTCGAAGTTCTTCATGTCTGACCAGTTTCACCAGGACGAAGAGGCAGGGGGGCAGTATAATGTTGCCCCTTTCTACAATCCCAAGTATCCCGAAATCAAGCCGAATCCGTCGTTTGATCTAGTTCGCCTTGCTACATCCCTGTTCTGGGACTGTTTCCCCGAAGGACCCGACGACAAGTACGTATCGAACCCGCTGTTCAGGATGTTCATGGCATGGCTCACACTTCCCGATGGAAATTCTATCCTGTTCCGTGATCCGGACAACGGTGATTTCAGTGAACGCTACCGGGGATTCCACCTGTATAAGGCGATTGCCAGGTACTGCCGAGATACGGCAGTGCCTCGCAAACAAATTGAAAAGTTTGGAGCCGTTTACATTACGGATAAAGTCCCGAGGGGAGAGGCGTGTCTAGTAATTGAGTAAATTGATTACTTCTTGTGGCACTTGCCATCCTTCATTTCGTAACCCTGATTGCAGGACTTGCACTTGCCGTCCGTGCCGCACGAACCGTGCTTGCAGTCGCAGGCTCCCTCCTTTCCGCCGTAGAGAACGGACCAGGCAGCAGCGTGGGTGAAATGGTAGGCTAGAGCAAACAGCAGACCGTGCGTGGCAGCAACGACTAGCTTGGACGAGCGAGGAGGCAGGGTTACGAGAACGCCCGGGGTGAGGGCAACGAATAGAATGGCGACAAATCCAACCATGAGCCAATGAATCATAGTGTTTTATATATAATGTAGATTTCATTTAGAACGAGGGCTTCCCCACAAACATATCCTGGACGGCCGAGGGCACAGCGGCAGTGGCTGCTGCCACGACAGAGTCTGTGTCTCCGCCCATCGCAAACAGAAGTCCACCTGCGCCGGCTCCAGAGAGCAGACCAATCTTAGACGCATCCGTCCAATCGACCGGCTGCTTCTTAGTATAACGCTCGGCAGCATACACTGCGATTCCTGCGAGGGCTACCAGAACAATGACAATCAGAAGATTCGTGTCCAGCATTGTTCTATTTGATAGGTTCGGGTGGATTTGTTTACAGCTTTAGAACGAGCTCGCCATCCTTGGCTTCTAGCTTCACCTCCTTCTCTTCTTCTCCTTCAATTCCAAGATCGATCTCGGCGGTCTCGTCGGACAGCTGGAGCTTAGGATGATCATCATCGTCGGTTCCAATATCGTCGTCGTCATCCTCGGATTCTTCTACTTCGAAGGCTACCTTCTTTTCCTCAGGAGCAGGAGCAGGTTCGGGGGCAGGGGTGGGAGCGGGAGCGGGAGCGGGAGCGGCCGCAATCTCGGTTGGCTGAATAACATCCTCGGCTTTCTGGCTCGCATCCTCCACGGAGAAATACGTGTTGACAATCGACTGCCACGGGAGGAAAGAGTCCAGAACGGTATCAAACGCCGTATCGAGAATAACATCAATCTCCTTGCGGTTGCGCGCCTGCTGCTCGGTGGATACACCGACCGTGCGAAACAGGTAAGCGTGTTCCCATGCACGGCGGGCGACCTCCTTGTAATATTCGTGGACGAACTTAGGCAAGGGCGGGCGTTCAAATTCTACATCAATACTGTCCTGGGTCGAACGATACTGGATCGCAGCAAACGCACGGAGGTAAGTCAGGAGAACGCCGGTCAGAAGCTCTTCGAGATACGAGCACTTGGAGGCGGTAATAATACGCTTGACTTCGGCCTGGAGAACATCTTCGGTCCAGACGGGAATACGGGTGAGAAGGTTCTGGAACGTCTTCAGAATCTGATCTGTTTGGTTATTCTTCTCGCAGATGGTCTTGGCGTTGTCGTAGACCGACCAGATTCCCTCGGCGACATGGGGGAGTACCATAAGCGAAAAACGATTGCGGATATGGCGCTTGGCGAATTGTGCCTCTTCCTTGAGTGACATTTGTATTGTTGGTTCAGAACTTTACGTGTATAATGAACGCCAGTTTTCTGGCAGAGCAGTGTTGAAATCGGTCAAGACCGTCTCCACCATCTTGCGGGTGAGTTTCATTGGGAACTTCACGGGGATCCAGAACTTGTATGCCTTGGCGCTCTCCTCGTCGGAGATGCGGATGAGGTTGACACGAGCAACTACGGCTTCCACGACCCGAATGAGGTTGCGCATTCCCGCCTCATTATTGGAGTATTCCTTGATGATGTATTCTGCGGCCTCTTCGTCGGCCGACAGATCGTCTCGGGAAATTCCGGCGTGACGAAGGATATCGGGCCAGATATAGTTGGCGACAATCACCTTCTTTTCGGCATCCTTGTATCCTGGGATATTGATGACCCGCATACGGTCCTTGAGAACGGGGTGGACCCGCTCTTCGTCGTTGAATGAGAACACGAAGAGGCACTGAGACAGGTCAAAGTCAATTCCAGCAAAGTAGCGGTCGTGATACTGTGAGTTCTGGGACCGGTCGGTGAGATGGATGAGCATGGAGATGATTTCTTCGCCGTGGGGAGTGCCACTGACCTTATCAAGTTCGTCAAAGTAGAGGACAGGATTCATGCATCCAGCCTGGATGATCGAGTCGACGATACGGCCCCACATCGATCCCTCATACGTATACGAATGACCGGAGTAATGTGCGATATCCGATGCGCCACCGAGGGATGTGAAGATGAAGGGTCGACCGAGGACTTCGGCGATTCCGTTGCGGGCGAAGGAGGTCTTTCCTACACCCATAGGTCCACGCATGGCAATGACATTTCCCACGGAAGTAGGATTGGAAATCCACTGGGCGAGTATCTGTAGAATCTGGGTCTTGGCAGACAACATTCCGTAGGTCGCCTTGTCCATCTTTGACCGTGCATCTTTCAGGAACAACGAACACTTTT